ATGGTTCAGTCTGCCCCACGGTCACAAAAGTGGCCTGTGCAGAGAAACCTGATCCTTGAATGTCGCTGGTCATAATTGGCTTTGATGAACCGCCAAAAAGTACGTTTGTTTGGTTATAACTTATGTTCCTACCACCGTATCGGGTAGGAGCGCCTGAAGATGCTTGAGAGTACGTTGCAGGAGTTGATACGCTGCCGTCACCCCAATCGTATGTCATAGAGAGTAGCATCTCTAACGGGCCTTCTGCCCTAATGAATGTGTTGATTTTACGCATTACTTTGCGTTGTTCTGTCTCACCAAAATCTAAATACGGAGTAGCATAGATACTGACAATATCGCCGCCGTTGAAGTTTGTTCCGTGTTCCTGTTTGTAGACTTTACCGTCATAGTCCCCATGCAAAATAAACTCAGAAGTTCCTATATATCCGCTGGTGCAGCATGAAGCCCTGATACCCAGAAGTTCACCAAATTCCCATCCGATAGATCCTGAACTATTTGTTAGACCCCCGATAATACCAATGCTATCTGAAGCAGCGGTAGAACTGTCACCAATAAAATATCGGATCTGTGATTTAGATCGAATAACAACGCCATTGAGCGTGTCCATGTCTTCGTTTTTGATAATATCAACTAGGGTTGCCTGAATTGGTTTACTGACAGTTTCTAATTCGACATCACCAATACGGCTTGTACCTGCAACAGGTCTAAAGCCGTCAGGTGCAAGAAACATAAGATCCCCGCCAATTTCCATAACACTATCACGGGCCACACAACCCACGTTGGCTGTTACCTGATCCAGTGCAAAAACATTACTGGTATTAACATTAATTTTCTTGATTGAGTTATTACCGAAGACAAAAAGATCGTCACGAAACGGCTTGATTTGAACAACATCAAAACCAGCCGCTACCTGACCACCTCCCGCTGCGGCAGTCCATGTATACGGATCTTTAGGTGCTGAATGAGCAACGGCGGCCCGTGTTTCTTCATGTCCAGATAAGAATAGATGGTTCTCAAATACGTCTACAAGTGCAGGTGCATTTAACGCATTCGCTCCACCCGCTGTATTATTAGCTGCATCGTACCCGCCAGCGTGTGAAGATTTTATTTCTTTCCAGTTAGTACCATTAAAAACGATTGCAGGGTTAACACCGTCCACAAATACAATTCGGTTGCCTTCACCAAAGTTAAATGCAGTGTGGCGTATCTTAGTTACAGTTAAGCCGTTCAAAGTCATTGGTCTGGTCACAGAGTGATCCAGGGTGTATTTTCGCCAGCCAAGATAAGCGGTGTAATAGTAAAAGCTGTAGTTAGTTCCACCAGCATCCTGCCGTGCTGCAATTACTTGCGTGGTATTGAGAACATCATCTTTAAATATGGCAAGACCTAAAACCTTACCTTGACCTGTAGTCTGTCCATCTACGGTTACTTCCCCGTAGTCACTATCAAAATCATCATATCCTGAAATACGACGATAGCCCCCAAAGAGGCCAGGTTCGTAATTAACCAATCGTGTTGCAGAGCCTGGACTGTTATCCGAAAGATCAAGATGATTTTCGTTAGAGTTTAGGCCACCGCTACAGACTAATTTATAGGACTGTATTTGATCAGGCATCTAGAATTTAATCCGTGTGTCTCGAATTGAGATATTGTTATTTATGTAGAGTGTCTGGAGATCCTTGATGCCCTTTTCAAACGCTATGTAAGCAGCTTGGGCGGATTCCATGTTATCTTTGAACATGTACATGTGATAAAGCGCACCATCGATTAAAACGGTGTCATAGCTTTCAGGAATACGGGTGACATCCGTTGCATTTGTGATGTCAGAATAATTCATAAAATAGCGAAACTTTAAGGTATACGCTTTGTTGGGTGAAGGGCTTACGCCATAACCGTTACCATGGGATGGAAATACAAACTCAGGCATGTCTCTGCCTGTTACACCCGCTGTGTAGTCAGCATCACGATGATCAGAATACCATTCATCCTGTTCGATAACTTTAAGGGTTTTATACCCCGCACCTAAATTATCGTCTGCTTGAATTTGAAAGCTGTTCCAATCAGCAACTTTAAAATACTGAGGCCAAGTATACTCTGTTTGCCCTACAATTAATGTATCAGTTTCTTCCGCAGCATTAAAAGGCCAACCAAACTCTGCCTGATTGATCTTGGCTACTGCCGCCTTAACGGCATCCTTAACGAGCGCCTGAACGCCACGGGCCGACCCAAAGTCGGCTTCCGCAATCTCCACCTCGTTTAAGCGGCGAAGAGTTTGGTTGCACAGATCAATATAAGTAGATGGCATAAAGCACCCTCAATAGAGTGAAGGGGCAGGTACTTGACCCGCCCCTAAATAAAGTTATGCTAAGTTATAGTTAGCAGTGAACAGCGCCTCTGGGCGAAGAACCTTGCGCCCATATAGCTGCATGCCCCGAACCACATCGCTGAAGGTATCTGGAGAACGGAATGTCTCCACCTTGGCGATTTGATCCGCTACTGCTACAGCACTATCGTGACCCGCAACCATAACACCGAAGTTAGTTTCGGAACCCGCTGCGGCGGCAGTGTCGAGGTTGCCAACGTAAGGCAAGTTGTTAGACACATAGATAGTAAAGTTACGGATTTTAGCTGGAAGCTTGCCGTTACGGATTTCATCCGACCCACCGAAATCAGCGTTAATCAGTTTGGAGTCTTCGTCCATAAGGATCTCTGCTAGAATTGGTGAAATTACGCAATATCTCCCATCAGTAGCTACATTGGCCTCATCCATCTTACGATTGATGCGGTTTAAGATAGCTAGTGGTGAAGTGATTGCACCCGCTCCACCGCCAGCGGCGATTGGAATAGATGTTACTTCACCAGCAACGCCCAAGTCAGAACCACCAAAATCAGTGATGTCTAATTTGTTTGCTGCCAGCAATTCATCCGTACCTGCCCCAGTATTTGCTACTGTGCCAGATGTGGTTGTATTTCGTGCCCATGAACCTGGTGTTTTCCAACCAGACATATAGCCAAGAACTTCCGCATCGAATGCATCACGAAGATCATAGCCAGCACGGTCACTTGCTAAGTCCATGAAATTTAAGTGAGAATGCGCAACTTCGATATCCGCCAGTGTGAACTGCCAGTAGTTCGCTTTGTCTACAACCATAGTAAACGAAGTATCTGTCAGATCTTGCGTTGCGAGTGTTGTACCACGTTCCAGATTGTTGATAGTGATTGTTGGCTCACGGACGATGGTCACTGAGTCACCGTGTGAAGCGATCTCACCAGCGTAATCCGTATTAGTTACAGCTTCAACCACAGAACTCTTGCGGAATGCAAGCTGGGCTTTTTTGCTATAGATGACGGGCGAGAAGCCGCCTGAGTTGAGGTTAGTATAACCTGATGCTTTTGCGAATGCCATTTTATGTACTCCTTTGGAATGGCGGGGCGAAATGCCCGAACAGACCCCGAAGAGGACAATTGAGTGGCAGTGATATATGAGGGTGCGAGTGCCTAATTAGTTGCAGCTAACAAGCAAACGGGCCTCACCACACTGGTGGACTAAACGTCTAAATTCTTGGGAATAAGCAGAAACAGAGGTAGACCTTGCGGTGGCTCTATTCTGTGTTTTAAGAGATAAGTCTCTTAGAAAATATGTCTCATAGAAACGTATCTTCAAAGAGTTGTGGGTAGCAAGTATATCCCGCTACTCACGTTTATTATAACACTTAACTATTTACTTTGCAAGCTACCTTGCTGCGCCAGTTTGATCATAGACAAAACTTCCGTTACGAACAGCTTCTTTAATAGCTTCTTCGTTTTTGGCAAAGTCTGAGTCTGTCATGGCCTCTACCTGGCTTTCAGAAAATACGCCACGCTGGTTTGTGCTAGGGGCAGAACTATATGTACGACCTACTGCCTGTGCAGCCGACTTACTTTTTGTTTTACGCTTGCCTGTGTCAGCTTTATAAAGATCAATGGCACGGGACGCTTCAACAGCGTTGGTGTTGTTCTTGTACAAAGCATCTTGAATGTATTGTGGCTGCATAGCCACCCATTCGTGAAATGACGCATCCTGTCGAATACTATGGAAGTCTGGATGCATCTTAACAAGCTGTTGTTCAGCTTCTTTTCGGGTTAGCTTAGTTTCAAGTTGGCGTAAGCCTTCCATCCGCTTTTCACCCTCTTCCAATGCTTCGTTTGCACGTTTTCGAGCGATTGAATCCACAATCTTGGCAACATCAGGGTACTTCTTAGACCACTGATCAATCTCTTCATCTGTTTTAGGGAACTTGATTTGTCCCTTTGCAGCCTGTTCAAGTTGCGCTTTCATCTTGGCGACTTCTTGATCCTTTTGCTGCATCAACTGGTGAGAATGCCGACGAAGATCTCCGTACCGTTTTTTGTAGGTTGCATCTTCCGCATCAACTGGCTCTGGGCCACCTGTCTGCGCTTCTTGCTCTTTTGCTAACTCCTCGGAGTAAGAAAGACCATTATCATCTTCATCTAAACGTCTATATTTTGCCATTGTATTTTGCCTCGTTGGGGGCCGCTCTGTGGCGGGTAGCCCTTTAGGACATGAACACCATTTTAGGTACGTTAATCATGCCTGGTAGTTTGGATGTTGTGGGGTAGACCTCCTCGACTTCCTCATCTTCATCCATCATGTCATCCACCTCTACGGCGGCGACTTCGATCTCGACTTCCTCTGAAGGAACATCGTCTTCTGCTTCAGTAACCTCTTCAGGTTCTTCCGCTTCCTCTTCACCTGCGTATTGAATAAGCCCCATATCAAACATGCCCATGAGACCCATTTCAGCCTCGGACTGCATATCCATGATATGTTTAAGGCCATGCCATTTGACCACGTTAGCTGGGAGAACGTATTCACCCTCGCTAATCATTGCTTCTATATCGTCACGCACATTCTCTGCGCTAGAACCAACTGGAATAGGATTACCTGATACGGGGTCTGACATCATGCCGCCACCACATGAACCGTCACAGTCACCTCCGCAGCCACAAGGCATCCCGCCGTGGTACATTTTCATCTTTTCATCGTTCTCTGGATCATCCACGTTAGCTTTCTGAATAGCCTCTCCACGGGCCATCTCGTAATCACTAAGTTCACCGTTCTTATCCAAATCGGCTTTCTTTTGATCTAGTTGAAATCTGTTATTAGCCATATCCAAACCTTCCTGTGTGGTGATGCCTTTTTGAGAGGTGGCAAGACCACCAAGGGCGTACTCTGGGGCATCGCCGCCAAAGAAACCTACTACGTCATCTCTAATGTCCCCGGCATGAAACATTGCGTCTTTTATGCGTTCTTTTATTGAGACATCAGAGCCGTCCTGTGGTGAGTACATATCGCTCTCGCCAGTGTAGAACTGTTGCTCTGTGAGGTCTGTGTTGAAGAGATTTTGGGAACGCCACTTAGAATAATCTCTAGCTGTATCCTCATCCTCAAACATAGGTAGCTTCTCGCCCGTGTACATATCGTAAGGGCCATTTTCGTCATAATAATCAAAGAGTTGATTTAAGTCGTAGGGCTTACCATTAGTGGGGTCGATCGTGGGCGTAACTAGTATTGCGTCACCATACTCGAAAGTCCGTGTCTTTTCAGAATACGGCTCCTTATTTTCAGCGTTAGTCCACATGGGCTTGCCGTTACGGGTAGTTACCCCATCAACTTTTTTTGGTTCTGAAGCCATTATTCTGCACCCTTAATCACTTCGTCACGAAGCGTTTTAAATCGACGGAGTTCAGAGATAGCACCTTGGATTTCTAGTAATCTATGATGATCCTTAGTGTTCTCTAATTGTTGGTGGTACTGTGAGATCCGTGCAGAAACATACTTTTGCAGGATATTCATTTGTTCTTTGGTATTAACCAGAAGAAGCAATGAACGGTAAAACTCTTGATCCATTATTGTACAGGGCCTTGTGGTGCTGCATTAGGGGGTGCAGGTTGCTGCCCACCATTGTCTCCTCCACCTGAACCTGTGAAGCCTTCTGCTCCTGGTACGGGGGCCTCTCCTGGGGCTATGTTTCCGCCACCAGTACCTGTTGGGTCATTAGGGTTAGGTGGGCCACCTTCTGGGGGCGCTGGAGGGCCTTCAGGCTGTGGCATCATCGCTTGGATCTCTGCCATCATCTTAGCCTGTATAATGGCCTCACGTTGATCGTTCAGGATCTTGTCTTCGTCCAAGTCCATAGACGCTGCCAACTCACGCAAGACGTAATCATATTTAACAAATGGAGCCATCTGTTGGTTCTGCGTCATCTGCATAAACTGTAACAGACGCTGACTGCGGATCTCATTGCGCATCAGGCTTTCCGTACCTTTTGCGATAACTTCCAGATCTCCGACAAATTCCTTGTCAAAATTAAATTGCATGTTGAAACTGAATAACGCCTTACCTAACGGAGCAAGTAAGTAGTCATCGATGTTTCGCACCACTGCTTTGATGTTAGCCTGTGCTGCACCCATCAGCATACTCATGCCAGAGGCTGTACGGCCTACGCCCATAACACCAGTAGTACCGTGGCTGTAGCTAGGGATGCCTGTAGCTTCATCAGCAAGCTGCCGTGACTTATCAAACATCATCATTAGTTCTTGGCTGACGTTAGGAAACTTGGTTCCAAAAATCGCCTGTCCTGGCGCACCCGCCTGACGCCGAAACACCTTGCCAGGGTACACGCTTAGATCCTGACCAGGAACTAGGTTAGTCTCGTCAATCTCAATAAGTAGGTTACCCGATAGCGCACCGTTATCTATCGCCATACGATAGAAACCGTTCATTAGAAGTTGGGTATCTTCCATGTTCTCTGCAACACCAATTCCAAAGAATGAGTATGGATTTAACTCATATGGTACGGCGTGGTAGGGAATACGGCTTGGTGTGAACGGATTCAGCACTAAACGCAGGATTTGCCCGTTACAGACCCATATATTTACCTGTATTTCGTCCTGATCCTCGTATTCGTCTGGGATGTCCAGATCGGCTTCTTCAGCCAATTCAGCGTCAATAACGCCCCAATATTCTAATACTTCGTAGCGATCTATCTGATCTGAACTAGCATTATCCTCTAAAGCATCTTCCCAATAGGCTCTGGTGTAGCTAGGGCCATATTCAATGGCTAATTCAATGCTTTCATCACGAAAATGTGGACGTTTCTTTAATCCACGCATCTGAGAGCGGTTTAAACGATGCCGTTGTACAGTATACTCAGCTTCTGCCATATTTCTGGCGTCTGGATCAGGATAAAAGTCCCAAATACTTACAAATTCTACTTTAGGAATAGTTTCAAAGAGAGGATCGTACTCACCTTCGTCAGTCCAGCGTGGATATTCCTTATCGTGAGCGAATGGCCCTTTAATTAAGCCGTGGCCCAGCAATGCACACTCAAATGCCATTGAACGTAGGTGCTTAGACGCCTGAGACTCCTCAAGCTGGTCATGCATACGCTTTTCCATCTTCTGAGCGGCAACTTTAGCAGGTTCAAACGTAATAGAACCAGGATTTGTGCCTGGGCCAGCCTCAAGTTCGTCCTCAATCGGCTTTAACTTATCTGTATATACGCCTAACTCTTTAGCAATCTCAGGTCGCACAATATTACGGGGGACTTTGTAGTCCACGCCCGTCTTTTCTTTAACTTTTTCCGTTGTCAGGGAATTAGGATCAAAGTGTACAGCATCTGCCACGTTATTTGGGAATTTACGCTGCTCAATACCTAGCGGATACTTACCGCCAGCAAAAAGTACGTCCACAACCTGTGCATATGCCGCTAATACCTTAGTTTTTGTGATTTTTATAAACGCTTGGGACTTCTCAGTATCGGTAAACTGTACATCTGCACCGTATATACCTCGGTAATTTCGGTATGCGGTTAGCCAGCGGTCTTCATCTGTACGTCTATGGTCTTTAGACCTCCGAAACTGTCCATCAATAAACGATACAACCCCAGAATACTCCGTATTCTCTTGCTCTACGTCACCATCTTCTTCCAAAGCCACTACACGATCCGTTTCGGTAGCGTCTTCCATGTTAGAATTTTCTGGTCTGTCCATTAAAGCCATATTTTAGTATCCAAATGCTGAATCTGATGGTCGGTAAGTACTTTGAGGTACGCCTCGGCCCATGTCGAAAGGTGAAAATGCCCTAGGTCGGCTCATTATTCCGTAGCGAACACTATCGTAGGCATGGTCAGTGGCGTATCTAGGATCGATGTCATCGCTACCCTTGGGATCAGACGGTATCGAAGGAAGATCCGCTATAATCTGTCGGCAAGTGTCAAAGAAAACTATTCCAGGTTGCTCGGTAACTTCGTCTACCTTTAAGCGTTGATGAAATTGGTTCTTACCAGCTACCCTTGCACCAGAAGATCTATCGCTAGGACGCCATCGGCATCCCATATTAATCATTTCCTCGGCAATGGATGGGCCTATCTGCCCTCTATTGTGCCAACATGAACTATCCAAGACACCGTAGTTAATCCTGTCGCCCATCTCAGCTTCCATAACAGCTACTGCTAGGTCTTTGCCTGTATGTTTACTGAGATATAATTCCCGATAAACGATCAGAGTTTCGTAAGCAGGGTCTATTGCGAACCAGTGTACTGCACTCCACGAACTATATCCGTAATCCGCTGATCTAAATCGTACCCATTCAGATGGTATGTCGAAAGGTTCTACCACATGAACCGATTGTTTGAACTCTGGGAACGCAGCGCCATCCGCTACCGCCCAATCACCTTCTAATAATTGCCGCCTTTGGTTCTCTGGCAAAGATAGAAGATTTGCCTCATACGCCCCGTCTTCTGTTAGGTACGGGTTATCGTATAAACTCGCAGGAATGAACCTGCGGTAGAATAAAGGATCACCTGCCTTTTCATGTGTTTCGGGGTAAACAAGCGGTTTACCTGTTTCGAGGTCTTTCGCTACAAACCGTTTGTTTGCAGGAGCGGGATCAACGAACATTTCCCGAACCCATTGATGACCTCTAGAACCTGGGTTCGATGTCGCTCTCATGTAGGTAGGTAGATCGGGATCTGTAGTCCGTAAGCGAGATCTTAAATAATTCCAGGCGAAGGGTGTAGCATACTGAGTTAGTTCATCCACACCAATGTAAGAAAATGACTGACCTTGGTAACGCATGACATCTTCGTCACGCTCAAGATATGTCATCCATAATCTTGCTCCCGAAGGAAACGTCCATTGGCTTTTCTTTTCCTGCCATTTCGCTCCTGGGTACGCTTTCGGATAGAGTTCCTGTGACTTGAAAACCAATTCACGCAATTCATCGTTTGTGCGGCGAAGGATGAGTCCACTGAATGCAGCATTTGAAAAATAGCGCATGGGATCTGCAAGTAGAGCGTAGCTTTTGCCGCCTCCTGCCGCTCCCCCGAACAAGACTTCTCTCTCTGGCGCTGCAAGGAAGTCGGTCTGTGGCCCTGGATTTGGGGCGAATACAACTTCCTGTGTTTGCTTTTGCGTGGCAATAGAGCCAAAGTCGAGTGTCTCCGAAACCGTGGTGTCTTCATCAGGGCCTTCAAGTTTTGCCAGCTTCTTTTCGGTCATGGTCAGAACACGCTTTGCATCTGACTTCTTACGCTTAACCGCAGCTAACTTCTTTTCGTCGTGCGTCTTAGGACGGGTTTTCCTGCGTTGTTTGGCTAACTTCTTTAATCGTTTTGAACCCGGCCTACGCTCTTTCCAGATGTTAATTATGCCTTGGTGGCTTATCTTAACCCCTGTCTTATCACTCAGCCAATCTGACACCCTGCGACTTGAATGTCCTTCTTCCAATCCATCTAGGGCTTCTTCTACCAACTTCACCATTTCTGGGTCAGGTACAGCTACTAGTGGATCGTCAGGGCTTTCAACATATGCATAGGGAAGCTTGGCGGTAGAATTTACACGTTTCTTATTCTGCCACATCCTGTTTCGGAGGTAGGATAAACATACCGCCGCCTGTATTGCTTACTTCTATCTGTTCTTTTTTCACTAGCCCAGATCGATCTAGAACTTCCCGTGCCGCTGAAATGGCGTTTCGTGCGCCTAGGGAACTAGGATCTTCTAGTACGTTAATAATTCCGTATGCTGCTTTAGGAGCGTTCATAGCCAACATCAGGGATGCACGTTCTACAATCTCATCTTTAAGTGGGTTAACCACGTCAGATAGCCTTGTAGTAGAAGCGTAACCTGCAATGTTCATGGCAGCACGAATATTGCCCTGGGCCTCGCCCATAAGACAATCTAGGAAAGCTTGTTGCTTTTCTGAGTATTCTTTCTCTATGCTGCTCATCCCATTGTCCTCATATACACAAAGCAAGCACCAATAGATGCTGTGAACACGATCCACCAAATCCGTTCAAAGAATTGAAGCTTGTGGCCTCTAGACGCAGTAATCTGGTCTAGCTTAACGATGCGATCCCATATTGCTTTCTGTTGATCGTCGATATTGTCCATACGCTTAAAAACAGTAATCATACGCTCCTCCATTCGGGCGAGAGTAACGACTGCGTTTGAAAGTGCGTCCAATTTGTCCTCAATTCTAGTGAGGCGATCTTCTGTCACGGCTAGGCCTTCTTTTTCTTCTTTTTGGGCCAGCCAGCCTTCATATCTTTGTAGGCTTTATCGCTTACAGTGCTGTTCTTTTTTGAGCGAGAAGTACCATCCTTCTTACGCTTGTTCATATTTTTTACTAAAGACATTAGATCACCAATTTTTACATGACCAATAACGGGCCGTTAGTTTTGATTTAGCCGTGTCGCACTTATGTCTGGCACGGAATGATTTTCGGCGTTTAGGATTGCTCTTCTTAATTTTCATGTCAGGGTCGCCATATCTGACGATCTTTTCCTTGCCGTCCTCACATGCCTTAACAACAAACTTCTTAGGCCCGTCTGGTGTGCGGCGGGGCTTGTTGCACTTCATCTTAGATTTATCGATCTTTGCCATGCTGACTTCACATCTTATAAATATAGAAAAGGTATGCACCGCCCACTGCCGTACTCAAGATAACCAAAACACCTATGAATATAGAAACAGCTTCAATTAACTCTTCCCTGTCCTTTTGGCGCTGTCTCTCTGCCTCTTTACGGGCTTTACGGGCTTGTCCCTGATATTCTACCCAACTGTCGTATAATCCAGGGCGTCCATACAGCCGCATATGAGACTCAAGCTGTCGGCGTTGTTCTTTTATTTTGTCTAGGGCGAGGAAGCTTTCAAAATCATTAGTGTCCTTACCCATAACCTTATTAAAGATAGACTTCTTATCGCCGTCAGCTTTGTCTTTAATCTTATCCTCGGCAGACAGAAAATCACTTATAGACTTTCCGCATTGCGCTAATTCTCTTCCATTCTGTACGGCTGATTTAATAACCCCGAAGGCAGCATTAGCCATCGCAATCTCTGCAAGCATGGCTCCCCCCCGAAGTATGCTAGATGTTCTGTCCCTCTATTCGGAAGCAGTAGGGCTTGGTCACCATTTGCAGTCTGTTCGCTGCGTATTTAGCAATAGTGAACATTTCTTCTGCACACTCTTTTCGAGTGGCATAAAAAGTATTCGGCTTCATCTGTACGTCACAACTGGACACGTTGGTCACGGACATACAGAGAAGTAATACCCCGACAAACATTACTTCTTCTTTTTAGAAGCCATGCCGCCGTAGCTGTAACCAGGCTTCTTTTTCATAGCCATGCCACCGCCCATCATCTTAACCTTTGCAGATTTACCCGCAGGAGGATTAGACGCACCGCACTTCGCTTTAGTCATCTTCATGTTTCTTGTCCCTATCGATATAGTGATCTACTTTTTCAACTGTCGTTGCAGCTTCATCAAAACCAAAGAATTCGTCATACCCACGGAATATAAGGTTTTCATCCTGGGCTTGGCGGGTAGAGATTAATCCCTCAGATAGGAGATAATCTCTGACCTGCTCTAGACTAAGCTTCTTGCCTGTGGCTTGAAGAATGGCGGCACGAATGTATATGAGGTTTACCAAGGGTTTCCTTACTAGGAACTAACCCAATGCTTGTATTGTAACATTAGTTAGAACCTATAGTCAATACCATAACAAATAAATTAGCTATGGTTTGTTTTTAGGGTAGACAAGTCTGAAAATCTTGGTATACTAAAGTAGTTACGCCCCCCGGTATATATATAACATACCTATGGTTTAAATACTTTATGGTGAATCTCACCCCGACATATACCCATGTCCTTTAGTTGCTTGTCCGACATATTATGTAGGAGCCAGTAGTCTGCTCTTTGCTGTTGTGATTTCTGGATAGCTTTAAAGATACCGTTAAGGCTTCTAAACACATAATTCATATTATTCCCCGTAGTTAAGTGTTTTGGTAACTATATTATACCAAACCTCAACTATGGTTACCTCTATGTATTATGAATACCCGTTATGCAGTTCGTAGCATCCTCTACAGACACCTTAAACCATTCCCCTCTACGATTAGAGGCTACAGTATCTAAACGCTTATGCGCCTTATATTCATCCTTACGTCTATCCTCTGAGGATATAGCACAATGCAGGGTATAATCCCTTAAAGGACTAGAAGTCTGATAGCTACTGCACCTGTCATTAGCATCAATAGCCATACCTACCTTAACCCATCCAGGCCAAGCAGGATTAGAAATTACATAAACGTAACCTTCTTTCGTGGACGATAAGTTCTCAAAGCTAGAAAACGCAGCATCATTAAAACTCTTATAACGACCCGGCTTATGCATGGGATGAGACTGAGGAATATACTTACCATCCACAAACATGCGGGTGGTATTTTTCTTTGTATGGGTATCTAATCTTTGCCTGTAACCAGAAGGGCTATAGTACCACAGTTCCCCGTCAATCTCTTTAACGTCAGTCATCAGAGATATTGAAGAGATCCTCTACAGCAGATACGCTGTCTTCCATATTACGGGCTACTTCCCGTAGCTTCTCCCCTTGCCGCACTAACTCATGGGCAACAACATAAAGCTGAGTATAATCACCGCTATCAACTAAGAATTCTTTAACCGCATCTGTAACACCAGATAGGTAAACTCTAGCTTCCTGGGGATCTTCATCATCATCTACATAAATTAACGCTACTAGGTAACATATTCCGTGGTCATCTACTTCAATATCGAAGTCCACATTGGCACTAACCTCTAAGGTCAGATCCGCACTACATTCACTCATAAGAGATCCACATATTAATAACAGGTTTCCCTGTACTGTGGATATTAACTAAGTACCATAACTGAGTCAATAACAACTTTGCAAAGTTTACATTTACAGTTGCTAAGTTTGCAAACTATTGTACGATGTTGACGGTTTTTAATCCTGACCCGCAATACCAGGCCCGTTTACGGTTATGATTTCCTGAAAATAGGTAGGGTTTGTATACGGTACGGGTACACCCCCCCCTGGCACTCGCCCCCCTCAAAGAAAATAGAACCTAACAAATAAAATATAACAATAACAAGCGATTGTCCTGGTATTTAGTAGGGATTTAACATGCTGCAACCTTTTAGGTCGTAGGATTAACAGGGAAAAATAAACAATATTAAGAGGATAACTTTTAAATTGGTTGCGGTAATTGGTCGAAGGTTTAAAGCCCTGGGAAAATACACCAGGAAAACGCCCGGGAATTCTGTTGATAGTTTTTAAAGGGCAGAGGGAAGGGCTTGGCGGTGTACAATATCCCCTACCCTTGCCCCCGTATCATCCCCCATCAAACCCCATCCCCTGGAAGTGATACCCCCACAAGCCCCAGGGATAACGCCCCAGGCAATCAACCAGGGGAAGCAATACCAGGGCCAGGGGGAAGGGATAACGCCCCAGGCATAGCAACCCCAGGACATAGAAAAGCCCCCTTCAATGGGGGGCAATTCCTGGGCTTTGGGGGGTTTGGTTTTATACTTTTAAGCTTAGTAGATCCGTCCCTCGGTTTTGTGAATATCCCAAGCCAAATCGATTTCCTCTTTTTTCCCTGACGGTTCATCATAACTTGCCCCCAGGCGGTTTCCGAATGCAAGCTTTCTGGCAGTGTCTAGATATTCCAGGCCGTCCCTAATGAAAGCATGCCTTGCATCTCTGTAGAGCCTATGGTGCTTCGCTTGCGGCAATATATAATCAAGGCAAGCCCTAATGAATTGCCTGTTTGTGCAACCTATGCCGCCCAGGCTTGTTTCGATTTTCAGATACTGCGC